TCCCAAGATTATGCACAACGCCGCCTATGACCTTGGATGGCTTCTCGCCTCTGGATTTAATGTGCGGGGTCGAATCATTGACACCATGGTCGCCGCTGCTTGCATCGATGAAAACCGATTCAGCTACGCCCTTAACGCCCTCGGTTTCGATTACCTCAAAGAGGTTAAGTCAGAACAGGGACTGAAGGAAGCAGCGCAGGACTTCAACGTCCACGCCAAGAAGGAACTCTGGAAGCTCCCCGCGATGTATGTGGGCGAGTACGCCGAGCAAGACGCTGCATTGACGCTCAAGCTTTGGCAGCATTTCAAGATCATCCTACGCAACGAGGAAGTTGAATCAATCTTTGAGCTGGAGTCGGACTTGTTGCCGGTGCTGGTCAATATCACCCGCCGTGGTATTCGATTTAACCGCGACAAGGCGCAGCAGCTCATCGAGCAAATGCGCGAGCGTGAGCAGGCCTTAGTCAAAGAGATTCGTAAGGCATGTAGGTCACCCGTGGACATCTGGGCCGCAGCCAGCATCGCTACAGGATTTGACAATCTCGGTATTCAATACCAACGGACCACGAACGGCGCGCCAAGCTTTACGAAGTCGTTCCTTGAATCGCATTATCATCCGATCTGCAAGCAGATCATCGAAGCCCGCGAACTGAACAAGACCCACGGCACGTTCCTACAGCCTTATCTGGACTTCTCCGCTCACGACGGTCGTATACACCCGCATATCAATCAGATACGATCCGATGATGGTGGTACGGTCACCGGTAGACTTTCCATGTCCAACCCCAACCTTCAACAGGTTCCGGCCCGCCACGAGGTGATCGGCCCGATGGTAAGGGGTTTGTTCCTCCCCGAAGAAGGGCAGACGTGGGCTGCATGCGATTTCTCGTCTCAAGAACCACGTTTACTTGTTCATTATGCAAGCCTCTTGGATCTTCCTGGCGCAGACAGCATGGTCAGCGCTTACCACGCCAACCCCCGAACCGACTTCCATCAGATGGTCGCAGATATGGCCAACATTAAACGCAAAGCTGCTAAGACTATAGGTTTAGGGTTGATGTACGGCATGGGTAAACAAAAGCTTGCCAATAGCCTTGATCTGCCGATCGATGAAGCAGAAGATCTCATCCGCAACTTCCATCAAAACGTACCTTTTCTGCGTGGCACGGTGGATGCCGTGATGCGTCGGATCGAGAACCGCGCCTCGGGCGGCGCTATCCGTACCCTGCTTGGCCGCAAATGCCGCTTTCCGCTGTGGGAACCGACCGAGTGGGGCGTTCACAAGGCCCTTCCTTATGAAGAAGCGGCTGCAAAGTACGGCCAGCGCATCAAGCGTGCGATGACCTATAAGGGGTTGAATCGCTTAATTCAGGGATCTGCTGCCGATCAAACCAAACGTGCCCTAATCAAACTCGATCAAGCAGGCTTTACGCTGCTTTTACAAGTCCATGATGAAATTGCACTATCCGTTAACTCAGTCGATGAGGCAAGAGAAGCCGCCCACGTCATGGCAACCGCCGTTGATCTGGCAGTCCCCTCAATTGTCGATGTAGAGACTGGACCTTCCTGGGGAGAAGCGGTATGATGAGGGCTGTTCGTGTAAGTCTCCTTGAGCGTTTCCCAACGCTATTTGGCCCGTGCTCCACGGGCCCTTTTTTTGGGAGCTAACATGCGCAAAAAATCTAAAAAAGGTCGTCCTCGCGTCTGGTATCGGATCAAAAGCAAAAAAGACTCCCCCTCGCGTAGGCAAAACAAACCTTGGAATACCGTCACCCTGCCGTTGGACATCTACTCTATGCTCTCGGAGATGTCAGATTTTCATCAAACAACACGAACTTCTATCGTTCAGCGCTTGATCTATGCTGAATTTATACGTACACTTAACACGATTGACCCCGAGAAAGCCTTAGAAATGGAGAAAGTTTATGCGCAGCGGTTTGTATCTAACGCTCCCAGCAGTTGATGTCTGTGTGTTCTACGAGGTCCTTGAACCACGGTCCTTGATTGGCTTACCAGAACAAATAGACATTACCCACGTCTGGCTGGACTTGGACCACGGGCCAGAAGCGCTTCGCAAAAAGCGTTCACGCGTCAACATCCTCCATGCTTTGGACGAAGGCACCATCATCAACCTGGAGGATGAGATCCTTGAACACCGAAAAACTAACCCAAGAAAGCCTGCTCGCAAATCTGCTGTACTACAAGAATTGCCGGGATCGGTTACGGCAGGAGATGGAAACAGCACACAACCAGTACCTATTGAACTTATCGAAGTACTCATTGACTAACCCCCCAGAAAGGAGAAATGACGATGGACCCGGATCACCTGGATGACGATGCCCACAACTTCACGCTTCAGAAGTCGTTTGAAGTTGCTAGGATCATTGATAGATTACTGAAGGAGGATGAGTGCCTAAGACTCAAAGCAGCAGCGATGTTTGCTCTTGTCATGGCCGATAGGCTTGGACACTTCAAGACAGAACGCAGGCTGAACAATTTCCACGACGTTGTTGAGAAATTCAGAGACAACGTCAAAGAAGTTTATAAGGAGGAATATCGTGCAACATCTAACTGATCGACTACGGCTGATGGCTGAGTACATGGAAGACAGGGAAGATGCCCGCACAATCATGTACGCCGTTAACCACATCGAAGCTGCCAGAACTTGGAAGCTGCGTTGGGCCGAGGTAGATGACCGGCTGCACAAGCTCCAAGCCATGCACGACAAACTATTGAGGGAATACAATGCATACAGAAAAGAAAAAGGGGATTGATGATTTCCCCCTCAGTCCTGAACAAATGAAGTGGCCGTTCAGGACGCCCGAGGAACAAAAAAAGATCATTGCCTGGGTTAAAAAACAAAGAAAGCGTGATAAAGTCAAAGAGCTGGAAAACATGGAGCCAGCACCGTTTTAATTAGAAAGGAGAAATGCAGTGAAAGTCAAAACAAATGCTGAAGCAACCAACGTTTTAGGAACGTTTATTCTTGAGTGGGAACGCTTAGGTCAACTGCCGCCTTGGAAGGACCCCAAGGTCTTGGCTGAGCGTCAACGCATTGCCGATCTAGACCTGGATCGCATTGCCGAGCGCATGAAGCACGCCTACGTCCTCTTATCGGAGCAAAACAATGCTTAAGCCAAGCGCAATGGCTTTGACCGTGCCACAGCCTGTTTTTGACCTCGATGGGGTCATGTTCTTACCGCATTACTCAAAGAAGCACACCTGGGTAAGCCCAGGCTTTGAGTACGTCTACACCACCACGCAGCTTGTGGAATTGAATGCCGAAAAAAGGACCGAGCATCTTTGGCCACGGAGCTGGACAGAGGAAGTGACCTAAGCATGAGCGACTCAGTAAACAACCCTAGACATTACACCTCACACCCAAGTGGTGTGGAGTGTATTGAAATAACAGAGCACATGTGCTTTAACCTTGGCAACGCTGTGAAATACATTTGGAGAGCTTCGTTGAAAGGTAAAGAGGTTGAGGACTTGCGCAAAGCAAGATGGTACATCGACCGTGAGATTGCGAGATTGGTAGGCAAAAGAGAAGTTAAGGTCCATGAACGGATTAAGGAGAATGATGTATGGAAAACACAGACGAACGATCAAGCGTGAAGTGCAACCCGCACCCCGACGCGCCGCACGGATTTGACCGCAACGCCTCGCACAACGCTGACCGCTACGTCTGTGAGTGTGAGAGTTGGGAACCGCCGAAAAACAAACCAATGACGAGAGATGAATGGAAGGATTGGCTTGAAAAGTCTTGGGACGAGGCGCAAGCGCGAGCCAACACACCAGAACAAAAACCTGTGGGATATGTATCGGGGTTTTATGGCGGTTATTGCGTCATACAACCAACCGACCCCGCTGTTGTTTTGCCTGCTGGCATGGCCCTGTACCGCGCACCGAGAGAATGGGTTGGGCTGACTGATGAGGAGATTTGGGGTAGTGGGAGTCGCCTGTCGTTGAGCGAGAGTGGTATTCGAGAGTTTGCCCGTGCAATCGAAGCCAAGCTGAAGGAGAAGAACACATGACCCCTTTAGTTCGCAAAGCCGTCAAGTTTGCGCCGGAACCAGAAACAGCACTTTGGTTTGATGTTGGTCAAATGGAAGCCACGCAAGCCAGAAAGGTTCCTGCCGAGTTTTTGATGCATCTGCCATCAAAACGCACAGGCATCGTTGGTTTGGATACGCAAGGCAAAGACTTTGCAATGTGGCTTTTGCAGGGCGATGGATCAGTCACTGTTGGTGGCTGTTCGATGTGGCACGGCGGGAAATACTTTCCACCGTTCGCATACATGCTGGACGGTAATGGGTTCAAGATTTACCGCAAAGGCGAAGAGATTACATTGGAGGACATCAAGCCAGTGCATCGCATGGTCCTTGCCGTGATGATTAAGTTGGCTATGAAGACCGAAGGGTACAGACCAACGCCACGGCGAACTTTCATAAATCAGAAAAGGCAGTCCAAAGGCAAGCCTGCATTGACATTTGATTGGCATACCGTGATGGTAGAGCCGCCAAAACAAAAAAATGACCCACAAGGTGGCACACACGCAACGCCACGCCGACATCAGGTTCGTGGACATTGGCGCACCTATAAATCAGGAAAGCGTGGATGGGTAAGCGAATGCTGGAAGGGAGACGCAAGCAAAGGGGTGGTTTTCAAAGACTATCAATTAAAGGAGAAGAACACATGACACTCGAACAATTCGCGAAGCAAGCTGGCTGTGTGGTCAGCATGAACGAAGACCCGCGAGGATGGGGCGGCCAGTACCAATGGCATACGGTTGACCATCCTAATTGCTTCTTTGTTGGGTACAAGACCGAAGCCAGTGCGTACAAAGGGTGGCTTGAAGGCACTTTTGGGCCGACAACGGCCAAAGCTGTTCTCAAGCTGTTGAAGAAAGTGGAAAAGGCAAGGGGTGAGCAATGACACGAGACGACATTATCAAGATGGCGAAAAAGGCTAAATTGCCGTACGAGTACGACACCGGGCGCGTGTTGTATCTGAAAGAACTTGAACGCTTTGCCGCCCTTGTTGCCGCAGCCGAGCGTGAGAAGGTGGCCCGGTGGATGATGGGGCGTGGTTACGCCACGGGCCACGGAGACTCCACGGCAGACCTGCTGACAGAACTTGATTGGCAGATTCGTGAGCAAGCAGAGAAGCAGGAGCCGGTGGCGCGGGTTTGTTACGGCCACTTTACACTTACACAGACCGGCGTAGGCATAGGAGAACGGGGAATGCAGGCATACGAAGAGGCTAAAAAGCGTGGATGGGTAGGCATATCTGACGAGATGGAAATGCCAAAACAGGAACCCAAATAAAGTTGGTTATGTTTGAGCGAATTGGTGGATTTCTTGATAGTTGTTTAGCAGTTGGATTGCTATTGCTGTTTGTATTGCCAGTAATGGCAATCGGTGCGGTCGTAGTGTTTATTCAACAGGTTTTTGTCAAGGTACTTGGAAAAGAAAAACCCCCCGAGGGTTAGTCGGGGGGCCTGACTTTGAAGTAATGCAATTGCCTTACTCTTCGTCTTCTACCTCTTCATCTGCATCACGTGCTTCAACAGCCGCCAGCAGTTTGTTGTACAGATCGCTCAAACCGGAAGAAATTTCCTGCTCACCAAGCCACTCAAGCAGCTCATCATATTCAAATTCGGTCAAATCGACGCTTACAAAGATCTCATTCATGATTCATCCTTTCAGATTGCAGCACCACGAAAATAGGCCGTCCCTTCGATTACCTCACACAACTCAGGTGGAAGCAATCGACCGTCATTATGATATGAAAGGATTGCAAATCCACTACACCAGGGCAAAGGATTGTCCTCGGTATAGTCAAATGCCTGACTCTTTGGATCAGCAAGCATCCCTGTAGATACGCCGTATCTACGTCCTCTATAGTCGCCCCACGGCCTTACTTCTAACAAATGCGTATGACCCGTTACAGAACTTATGCCCGACTTCAAAACATTGTTGTAACCGCTATGAATTCCAGAATGCTGCATTCTATGTTTTATCATGGTATTGTTGTTAACCATGACTGACCAGCTTACCGTCCATTCGGGTATGTGGTCTGATAGTTTAGTGCCGCTGATGTCGCGGTATTCAGGAACAACACCCGCCAACCTTTTATCAAATCTTATATCATGGTTACCAATTGTTCTATGAAGTATTGTTCCAAGCCCCTTGCAAGCTTTATGGATTTGATCCATGTGCCATTGGACACTTTCCAACTCTTGTTTCAAGGTGGGCTTAGCTTGCCAGCCTTCCGGCCCGTATTTACTTATCTGACCGCCATCTAAAATGTCACCATTCGCAATCACGATCTGTGGTCTTACCTTTTTTATAACTTTAATCAGAGCATTGAAAGCAGTGGAGGTTTCGTTGGGCATGAAGTGTGCATCAGAAAACACAACAACGGCCCCTTTAACATCTGCAATAGAACGGATCTTGTTCTCTGAATGCATAATGTGTCGGTTGAACCGCTGGTCATTATGAGCGTGCAAGCTTATGTTTAGTTTTGATTCAATTAAGCTGCGCCGGTGCATGACAGTGCGTTCGGTCAGGCCGAGTTTTCGAGACACAAGGGTTGCAGAACCTAGCTCATTCCACGCTGCGATAAAGTCCTCATCAGTGACTATTTGCTTAGGCATGACCGCTCCAACATTTGTAGAGACACGCGGCTTATAACACATATATTTAACAAGTCAAGGACATACATATTATGGCAATGAGTGCAGCACAGTTACAAAAACAAGCTCGTATCAACAGAGGCGAAGCGTGTCTTAAGTACATACAGGGTCGGGCCACACCGATCACGCTCAAAGAGCTGGCAGACAAGCTGAAGATGACCCCACGCTCAATCAAAAACTCACTTGACCCGCTGCTCGATGAAGGCAAGATCACCCGTAAGAGGATTCAACGACGATCAGCAATCTCAAAGAAAATAGGGGCGGCGTATGCCTATAGCGCTGTGGACTTGAAACCTAAACCTGAAAAGATAGACAGAATTACGTTTAAGTTCCATGATCCGTTTAACATGGGCCTGAGGGCCTGAGGGGGCAGTAGGATACAAGGAAGGTACAAGAGGGCCTCTAAGGCCCTTTTTAACGCGTTTAAAGGGGGTTGTGATGGAATGGAATGAGGCAATGCAGCTGAGTCCAGAAGTGGCAGCGATGCTGAATGTAGGAGAGGTGATCCAGGTGGTCTATATCCACCTCGCCGGAGGCAAGAAACTGGTCTTCCTCGGGCCACCGATCTCTGAAGAAGAACTGGAAGAGATCCGGGAGGTGACCTTTGGGGAAAAAGTGAGCTGCGTGCTGCTTAGAGCAGTCAGCGAACGGCACAGGAGATTGGCAGTGCATTGAGGCAAGAGGCTAACTCTCGCTTTTTAGGCCCCGTGGAGAAGTTCACGGGGCTTTTTTCATGGTTCAAAGGGGGTTTTTCAAGGCTCAAGGACCAAGGACCACGGCCCAGGGATTACGGAGGAGGGCGAACGGTGGAAAAAGAAGGATGAGCGGTCAATAGACATACTTTTGGGGCGTAATGGAAGTATGTACTTAAAGGGCGGGGAAAAGCAGGAAGTTCACTTTAAAAAAGAGTGGGATGAGGGGAGGGCAAAAAAGCTTACTTTGAAAGGCCTATTAGGTAAACTTTCTGTGTTTGAAATTTTTTTTTTTTGAATTAAATAAAGTAGTGTCATAAGCGTAATGCTGTAAGAAGTACCGTAGTTATTGGGTTCCTATATGACAGTACTTTTTTCATTACGGTAATGGGTATTGCATTAGTGTATCTATAAGAGTAAGATAAACGAACATTACGTTAAACGTTTACCTTACGTCGTTTATAAATATACGTAATGTGTAGTGTCGTACTGGGAAGCCTTTATTTACAGGGTGTTTAGCAACATTACGTCATATGACATTACTTTTGACTGAAAAAAAAAAATGAAAAATGAAAAAATGAAAAGTTTACTAGACTAAAGAAAAACGGGATGGACGTAATGTGTTGGAGTGAACGGCTAGAAAGAGAGGATAAACGGTGAGTAAAGCGAGGGATGAAGAGGTTCGGTTGCCGGGGATCACGCCTCGGGATTGGGGATTGGGCAGAAGAGCGACTTCTGGGAGGGCAAAATACCCGTTTAAAAAGATGCTTGTGGGGGATTTTTTTATTGTTTATTCACGGACCGAGGCCCACGGGGTACGATCCGCGCTGCAATCGTTTTACAGTCGGCATGCGGGAAGGAAGTTTTGGGTCAGGCAACGTGAAGATGGAGAATGGGTATGCAGAAGGATCATGTAGAGGGCGGTGTTGATTCGGGTGGTTCGGGGGTTGGTGCTGGGGTTTCGGTTGGGATTGATTCGGGGGAGGTTGCGCCGCCGTTAGGGATTGCGAAGCAGCAGCCGCTTTTGGATCAGATTCCTGCGATGCGGCCCGAGGTCGTTGAATCACGGATCACGACGCCGATGCCGGAGAAGATCAAGAAAAAGGTTCTGACTAAGCAAGAGTGGACCTTTGTAAAGGAGTTCGTGACCGGCGACGGTGAAGTGACTTTGAAAGAGGCGGCTCGCCGTGCGGGGTATAAAGAGACCAATCTGGAGTATTGGGGCAGGAGACTGACTGATCCGCACAAGTCGCCCCACATTGTGGCCGCGATCCAGGAGTTGCGAACGGAATTGGCAACTAAGCACGGGACCACGTTTGAGCGGCACATGCGTGACATGCAACGGATCAGGGATCAAGCACTGGCAGCGGGAGCGTATTCAGCGGCAGTCGCTGCTGAATATCGGCGAGGGCAGGCTCTTGGGACGATCTATGTGGAGCGTAAAGAGATTCGGGTTGGCACGATCGACTCGATGAGCAAGGAAGAGGTTTTGAAGAAGCTTCAGGAGCTCCATACCCTGTATGGGGAGCGTGAGAAAACAATCGAGGCCCAAGCAACGTGGATCGAGGAGATGAATGGTGCAGAGAAAGTTAGAAAAGGACTTATACAAAGGACTTCGCATACACCTATCCCCGGAGTCCTCCGCAGGCTGGCTAAGGATCGAAGCCAAGCAGCCGTTGGGGATGCCAGACCTGCTGATCATGGAGCGGGGGAAGATAGCCCTGGTTGAACTGAAGGTTGTACGGGAAGGGGTAAAGGTGAGGCTTTCGCCCCATCAAGTGGCTTTTGCGGATCGCGCGGCTCGGCTCGGGGCCCCTGTTTACCTGTTGGTCCAACATTGGCCTAAGGAGGTATTCAGATCGGCGAACAGCACTGTTTTTGCCTATAAGGCGGCGCAGATAGTCGAGGTCGCTCAGAAAGGGATCACGGTTAAGGCCTGGATACATTGGACGTTAAAGGACGCGTCGGGGTTGCATGAGTTTTTGAAAAGTGTATGATTAAACCTTCGCTAATCAGAAAGGAGAAAGAGCGATGAACGATACCGAGCGCAAGAAAGACCAAGATTCACGTGAAGAGTATCTGCGCCAGGAGCGCATAGCGGTAGGACGCATTTGTGGGTGCGGTGCATGCTTGTGTTGTAATGAGCTTAAGGCTAACAGAGCAAAGGATTGGACCGGCGCGCCGCTTGCCTATCGAATCCCAGGCCTAGGGCGTTTTTCATCATGAGCAAATGGGACCTAGTTAAGCAATTGCTTAAAAACTTTGCCATCATGAGCATTTTGAGGGCCTTAGCCGGGGACCGAAAACGTCGATGAAACCCCGAAAATTGCCCCCGTTGCAAAGCTTCAAAGCAAAGCCTGAAAAAATAGGCCCCGGCTAATCCCCGGGGTTTTTTATTGCTTGCACGGTCCCGTGAAAAGTGTATACTTATGAG